TTTCGATGTTCTTGTTGGTAAACCACCAGCCGAAGTAGAACTTGAAATTGAAATCAGAAAAAGAGAAATCAGAGACATGCCCAGTGCTGTTGTAAAAGAAATTTGTCTTGAACTGATAAAAGAAAATAGACTACAGGATTTTCTTATAATGGCTTCTATTGAACGTATTTCAGATATAAATGAAAAACTAATACGCTATGAAATATCAGAACATCACAGAACAAAAAACCTTGGGCAGAAAAAGAAAAAGTTTAAAACTAAAAAGACATTACTCGACAGGTTTAAGACTATGCTGAGCGTGTTCAGATGACCTTCTATCATCCCAAAGAACTGTGTAATAGTATTGGTTAGTACCAACCTTATTCGTCTTTGCAAAAGCTTCTAAGACTGTTCCTTTGTGTTGTTTATATTTACCTCCTGTGTATCCAATCGTATGGTTTCTTACAACACGATCATCAACTTGAAATCTTTGTCCTACTGCTTTGATAGGCATAATTTTCTAAAACAAGGTATATTGGTTTCAAGAACATTTTAACTATGGAAAAAGCAAATAAATTAGAATTATTAGAACACCTTCATACAGTTCTCATACAAGAATTGTTAGACAAGGTAAAAAGTGGAGCAGCAAAACCTGGTGATCTTAACGTAGCAAGACAACTGTTGAAGGATAATGGTATTGAATGTATACCAACAGAGAAAAGTCCTATGGAAGATCTTATGTCAAACCTTCCAGACCTTGATGTAATACCTGCTCTAGAAAGATAATTTGAAAGTTCTTGTAGCCTGTGAATACTCTGGCAGAGTACGAGATGCCTTTATATCACAGGGGCATGATGCCATTAGCTGTGACCTGTTACCCACAGAGGTTGAAGGACCGCACTATCAGGGAGATGTAAGAGACATCCTCTATGATGGTTTCGATCTGATGATTGCACACCCCTCTTGTCAACACTTGGCAGTATCAGGTGCAAAACATTTCTGGCGAAAAGAAAAAGAACAGAAAGAATCTCTTGATTTTGTTAGAACACTTATGAATTGCAATATCCCCAGATGGTGTATAGAAAACCCTGTAAGTGTAATTGGATCAAAGATAAGACCTGCTGACCAGATAATTCAACCCTATGAACATGGAGATCCTTTTCAGAAATCAACCTGTCTATGGTTAAAAAATTTACCATTGCTTAAACCTACAAAAATAGTTGATAAAGGTGAATTTTATGTTTCTCCCTCTGGTAAAAAAATGCCTGATTGGTTCAGTAAGAACAAATCTTGGAAGGTGCGTAGCACCACGTTCCAAGGTATAGCAAACGCATTTGCAACTCAGTTTGGAGATGAAAATAATTTACCAGTACCAGTAGAACAATTATCTTTATTTAAAGAATATGCAACCGCTTCCTGAGAAACTACAAGACTTTAGATACTTTCTAATCATAACGTGGCGTCATCTTAACCTACCTGACCCCACACCAGTTCAATTAGACATTGCTGAGTATTTACAGTACGGACCTCGTAGAAAGATCATACAGGCCTTTAGAGGTGTAGGTAAGAGTTGGATAACTTCTACCTATGTTGTGTGGAAACTACGGATGAATCCACAGTTAAAGTTCCTTGTAGTCTCCGCAAGTAAGGATAGAGCCGACAACTTCTCTACATTCACCATGCGTCTTATCAATGAGATGCCAATATTAGCTCCACTACGTCCAGAAGACTCTCAGAGGAACTCTAAGATAAGTTTTGATGTTGGGCCTGCATCTGCTGATCATGCCCCTTCAGTAAAGTCTCAGGGTGTCTTAGGACAAATGGCTGGTAGTAGAGCAGATGAAGTAATTGCTGATGATGTAGAAGTACCAAATAACAGCTTTACTCAACCTATGAGAGACAAGTTATCAGAAGCTGTTAAAGAATTTGATGCAATACTAAAACCCAACGGTAAAATAACCTTTCTAGGAACTCCACAAACAGAACAATCTCTTTACCTAACCCTTGAAGAGCGTGGATATACAACTCGTATCTGGACTGCACGTTACCCAGAACTAAAAAATAACTACGGTGATAGATTAGCTCCTAAGTTAGCTCAAAGGCTATCAGAAGAGCTTGTAAAGCCTAAAGATCCTGTTGACCCTGATAGATTCTCATCAATAGATCTCATGGAACGTGAAGCCTCCTACGGACGTTCTGGGTTCTCTTTACAGTTCATGCTAGATACTAGCCTTAGTGATCAAGACCGTTACCCTCTCAAACTATCAGACCTAATCATCAGCAGTGTTAACCCTGATCATGCACCAGAAAAGGTCATATGGTCATCATCACCCGAATACGTCATCAAAGAATTACCTTGTGTAGGGTTTAATGGAGACCACTTCTACAGACCTGCACAGCAATTTGGTGACTGGATTGAATATACAGGCTCAGTAATGTTTATCGACCCCTCTGGTAAGGGTAGAGATGCCACTGGTTACGCTGTAGTGAAGATGCTAAATGGAAACCTATACGTTCCTGATGCAGGTGGTCTTAACGGTGGCTATTCAGACGCTGTATTAACAACACTATCCAAGATAGCTAAGACAAATAAAGTAAACACCATACTCGTTGAATCTAATATGGGTGGTGGTATGTTTGCTGAACTCCTAAAACCTTTCCTTCTTCGTTACCATCCCTGTGAAGTACAAGACGTTAGAAACAATAAGACTAAAGAATTACGCATAATAGATACCCTAGAACCTGTAATGAACTCTCACAGGCTTATATTCGACCGTAAGGTAGTAGAAAAAGACTATAGATCCAACCCTAACGAAGCTCCAGAAAGAAAATTAAAACTTCAACTCTTCTATCAGATGTCTCGCATAACTAAACATAGAGGTTCTCTTGTACACGATGACATCCTTGATGCTCTATCAGGTGCAGTAGCTTACTGGACTGAATATATGAACCAGGATGAAGACAGAAATATCAAATCTCGTAAAGATGAATTACTAAGAGTTCACTTAGATAACTGGGGTTCATACCTTAATAACACCGTCACTCAAACTGCACTAGGTATGACACCCACTCAGATAAGTAATTCTAATGGAAACACTGATGGATTTATAAGCAACACTTATTAGGTACTATCTGTAGATAAATAACCCCATGAAAGGGGGGGATTATAGGGGGGGATAGCGACCATAGATTCCATAGAAATAATTTATAGTAAATAATAGATAGTAAATAAGCAGATATTAGTAGTTAATAGTTGTTAAATAAGACTATCAGCCAACAGTATCCTCTTCTAAAATATATTCATAGGTACTTATACAACCTATAGTCCTCTATAAGACACTTCTGGGCAGTCTTATAGAGGATCTTATAGTCTCTTATAGTTAACCTTTAAGTTATCTTAGAGTTAACCTATAGTTACTACTAAAAAGTTTTTGACACAAAAATTTGAAGGGTTTACGCATATATACAAAACTAAAAATCCCCCCTTGTATGTAGACTTTTTGTGTGGATTCTTACTATGACTACAGTCTTTATATTGCAGTACTGTCATAGAGACAGTTCTACAAGCTAGTCATAGATAGGATTCTAAGAACTTTGGACAAGCTTTTGGACAATTTGGACATAGAACATAGAGGGTATATAGGGAGTCTATTGTTACAAAGTGTTAAGGTATTTGTTATTTTATTTTATCGATACCAACGCCTTATATATCCTACACATAGGACTACCATAAGTAGATCCTAAGTCCCAGTTATTAATCAATCAGATGACAACAGCAACTAACAAGAAAATAATTATTAAAGAATTTATTCTTGAATTAATCCAAGAAGGAAAACTTGATGATGTAAGTATTTTCTTAGATGACATTTGCAAGCTATTAACAGAGAAACAAGTTGAAAAGTTTCTTAAAAAATACTCTTAACTTGTAGCTGTAAGAAAAACCCTTTAAGCTCTTTCGAGGGTTTAAAAGGTTTCTCTTAAGAGAGAAATCTAGTCCCAGAAACTAATTAACCAAATGGAAACAGTATTAACAGTTGAGGAAACTAATAAGTTAAGTATCTCTCAACAAATAGAAAAGCTATCAATGAAACTATTAGACCAAGACAGAGAAGACCTGGCAGAGTTTAAAAAGATCATTGAGTTTTTAAAGCCATACGAGGGAAAGAAACTGACTAAAACAGTATTAAGGAAACTTAATATATTTCTAGATAGACCTTACAAAGAGACTGAGTATGGCGAGTGTATGAATAGTAAGGGTTATTTTTCTAGGCAGATATGCCAGGATTCATGCTCTTATATCGAACGTTTAGATTATTCTAATTCGGGGGGTAGGCAAGGATTAAGCATACTTTTAAGTCATTCTGAAAAATGCCCAGTAATAAATATAAATTTTATTATTGAAGAAAATCCTTGTTATTCTAAAACACTTCAAAAGAACATAGGCAAGGCAACAAGTCTTTTAAGTTATAGAAAACATAAAGAACTAGCTAAGAGGTTTGATAAATTGAATAATGCAATGTATGAATACAAGAAATTATTTAATGAGTTCCCTCATAAATACGCTTTATCTGAACTAGGACTTAAAGACTTTTGACAATCCCTTAAAGGGCCTGCAGGCCTTTTAAAGGGTTCTCTCATAGATTGAACCTTAGTAGTTGTTTACAGCTACAAATACCGCCCAGTAACTAATTATTAATTATGTCTAATTCTTTTAATGCTGTTGCTAGAAAACATCAGCTAAGAATAGCTAAACAAACACTAAAGAATCCATCTTTAGCTTTGTTAGGTGGAATGTCTTTAGAAGACGCTGAAAGGATTGTTATGGAGTCTAAGAAATGACTCCTAACAACCACCAGGAAGATAGTCTAAAGGCTGCCAGACGTGCAGAGATTGAAAGACTATGGTTTGCAGAGGAGGCCAACAACAAGGATCTTTTGGAAGCTTATAAGTCTTTAGATGTAAAAGAGCCTAATTAACTTTAGGCTTCTTTCTTTTTTTTATTTATTTTTTGTGTGTTAGTTGCTTATTATCCTTAGCGAAACTTTAAATGAACCTATTAAGAATTTTTTTAATTTGAATTTTTAACAGGCTCTTTTGAGTCTATTGTCCCAGATTTTTATTTATCAAATGGAAACCAAAATCAAAGACCATGAACAAGCATATTTACATGCTTTAGTATTGGCTATTACCGCACCTGATGATGCCCGATCTCAAGAATGTATAAAGATGGCAGAGTCTATAGGTTCTCATCTAACAGAGAAGCAGAGAGACCTATGTAGAAAGGGTGTAGAAGTATGTATGGAGTATTTAAAATGAAACTAAGTAACAATCAAAGTATCCCTGTTGAATATTTAAAGGGAGCTTGTATCTTTTTATCCGAAGGTGATGAAGGGAGGTATATCAAAGACGTGTGTGTAGACCTAGAGAAACATTCTATTATCCTTATTGATGATGAGGGTAATGGAATGTATTGGGAGTCCTTACAGCATGCAGAGATCCAGTTCCAGGGAGGTAGG